TTCTTTACATTATTCATATCGCGCAAAATGGAGGAATCCAACACACGTGCATAGTGCTGCGTCATTTTTATATTGGAGTGACCGAGCATTTTTGCCACATTCTCTATGCTCACACCGTTGGCAAGGCAGACTGAGGTCGCATACGAGTGGCGAGCTACGTGTGTGGTCAAGGTCTTGTTTATCAGACATAAGTCTGCAATTTCTTTCAGATAGCTATTCATCTTCTGATTGCAGGGGACTGGCAGCAATCTGTTTTTCTTTTGGCAAGCCGGATGGTCAGTATATTTATGGAGAATCTCCAATGGAATATCAAGCAAGGGAATGTTGCACATATTCTTCGTCTTTTGCCGAGGTTTGCGAATCCATAGGTTGCCATTAGAATCTTCCACGATATGTTCCGGTGCCAGTTGTTGTACGTCTATGAATGCTAATCCGGTGAAGCGATAGAAAACTATCAATGCGACCAATAGAGGAATCCGGCAAAAGAACTGCAATTCGTTGTAAAGCAGCAAAATTGTGTTGGTTTGCGCAGTTGGGTAAATAGCAAAAACAGGTAGAATAACGAACCTGTTCAGCTACCAAGTCATTACCTGTTTTCATTTCATTTAGATGCAGTCAATCAAGGGATAAACTGTCAGTTAAAAGGTATTTCCATCCGGGAATCTTACTTTACCCTACAGATTTAACCTATCCGGTTTTGATTGCGCCGTTCTGCCTGATTCTCATACCGTTCAACAGGCGAGATATGAGTAAAATTGCAATCAAAAAAGTAACGCATGAAAACAGAAATGAAAGTGCTGCTCTACATCAAGCGCAGCGTACAGGACAAGGACGGCTTTTCTCCGCTCATGGGCAGAATATCCGTCAGGGGAAAGGTCAATTCCATCGCGCAATTCGCGTGCAAGTTCAAAATCGATGTGCGGTTGTGGAACGCCACCGCCCAACGCTGCACCGGCAAAAGCAAGGCGGCGACAATGGCAAACAGGGAGATTGAACGGCTACTGCTGTTGTTGCAGAAGCGGTTCAACGAACTTTCCGACATCCGGGATATAGTGAAGGCAGAGGAAGTCAGAAACGTGTTCCAAGGTCTGGCTGAGACCCAGGACACCATCATGAAGCTCTATGCGGAGCATAACAGCGACTATGCCCTGCGTGTAGGGGTGAACAGGGCGGCAAGCACGTTCTACCAGTACCGGAACACCTGCCGGATACTCGGTGAGTTCCTGAAAGAGAGATACCATGTGTCGGATATGCCTGTCAAGCAGCTGGATGAAAACTTTATCGAGGCGTTTGATATGTATATGCGCACGACAAGGCGTTTCATGCCCAGGACCATACTCGGACATATTAACCGCCTGAAAAGCGTAATGATGCTTGCCGTGTTCCGCGGCATCGTCCCTTTCAGCCCGTTCAAAGGTTATGCGCCGCAGAAACCTGTTTTCAAACAGATGTATCTGACAGAAGACGAGCTTGACAGGTTTGCGAACACTACCTATGACACCCCCAACCGTAATTTCACGAGGGACATGTTCCTGTTCTCGTGCTGGACGGGTATCTGTTACTGCGACATGAGGAGCCTGACAGCCGCCAATCTGGTGAGAGCGGATGACGGCAGTCTGTGGATTCATACGGAAAGACAAAAAACAGGGACGCCCGAATGTATCCGGTTGATGGAGATACCGCTGAATATCATTGAAAAATACAAGGATATGGACAGCGACGGGAAACTCCTTCCTATGCTGACCAAAGAGAGCATGAACAGACACCTGAAAAAGATGTCCGTGATGTGCGGCATCAACCGTCCGATCTCATTCCATCAGGCAAGGCACACCTTCGGAAGCATCATCTGTCTGTCACAGGGGATTCCGATAGAGACCGTCAGTAAAATCATGGGGCATCGGCATATCACCACCACACAGCGGTATGCGAAAGTCACGCAGGATAAAATAGACAAGGACATGGACGGTCTGAATGATATTATCGGGGGCAAGTTTACCTTATCGGGCATTGACACTGCCCCGTCTCCAATTCTGAAGGATTATAGCCAACGTAAAGTCAATCCGAGCATGAAGCAAAGAGAGTACATAACCAAAATGATGGAGGGGTAAGCCATGCGAAGCACATTCAAACTGTTGTTCTATATCAACCGCCGGAAAATAAAGAAAAACGGCAGATGTCCGATTATGGGACGGGTCACCCTTGACGGGAAGATAAGCCAGTATTCCACAGGGTTGGAAATAGAGCCTGACTTATGGGATGCAAAAGTGGGCAAGGCATTCACGGACGGCCGTAAGACCGGAAACATCACCGGCGAAAAAAGAAATGAGTTGAACAGGCTGAACTCATTATTGGAGGCTTTGGAGGAGAAAGCGAAGGCCGCCTACAAAAGAAACGTGGACTCTTATGGCTTCGTCTCGGCAGAAATCATCAAGAATGCCGTCACCGGGAAATCCGATGTCAAAGAGACATTGCTGTCCCTGTTTGACGAACATAACGGGGAATACGCCAAACGTGTGGGCATTGACCGGACAAGGCATTCCTACGTCCGTTATCTTACCACCCGCAAGCATATATTTAACTTTTTGAAATTCAAGTATGATTTGGAGGATATTCCGTTACGCTCACTGACGATGAAGTTCATGACCGACTTCACGTTCTATTTCTCTACCGTACTGCGGTTAAAGGTGTCTGCCTACAATGACTACCTTATCCTGCTACACAAGATGACACGGCTGGCGTTGAAGAAGCACATACTCAAGCGCGACCCGTTTGCAGGGCATAAGATTGAGAAAGTGCCTGTCAACCATCGCCACCTGAACAGGGAACAGTTTGAAAAGCTGCTCAATGCCAAACTGCCCACCTACCGCCTGTGCCACACGCGCGACCTGTTTGTCTTTTCGGTGTTCACTGGCATCGGAAGGGCAGATCTGGCAAACCTGGCAGAAGACAACATCGTCACAAAGGAAGACGGTTCCAAATGGATTCACATCGCACGGCAGAAGACCAAGGCGGAGTGCCATATCAAACTTCTTGACATACCTCTCCGCATTATCGAAAAATACAAAGGGGAAGGCGAGGACGGAAGATTGTTTTACGTCCCGCAGACCTGTAACCTGTGCCGCAGCCTTAAAATCATAGCCGAACAGTGCGGTCTGGGATGTCACCTGACATTCTATCAGAAGCGCCATTCATTCGCTTGTCTTGCGCTCGCCAATGGCGTATCGATGGAAATTATAGCTCGTATGCTTGGACACTCCGACATTCGTACCACCAAGATCTATGCAAAAGTAATAGACAAATCCATCGCGGAACAGATAGGTGGTTTAGCTGCTAAATTCGGTTCTCAAAAATAATCATACATCATAAAATAGCATAATCCACCCCGGCCGCGTTTCCGCAGTCGGGGTGGATTGTGTCTAATCATCAGTTCTGAATGGCGGCAGATAGTGGCGTTGCAGAAATTGCTCGATTTCTTTCTCGTCGTACAGTATCTTGCCGGGGAGATCGTAATATCCAAACTCGCCTTTAGCCCGATAGTTGGCAAGCGTCCGCCTACTCACGTTGAGAATATCCCCAAGCTGTCTGTCCGTGATGTATCGCCCGTGATTGTAATCTCCGCATAGCTCGTCAATGTCGCGTATTCCGTCATCGAGTCTGTCAAGGGCGTGGAATATACGGGCGATTTCATCACCGGATATAGCCTGAAAGTTATCCGCCATCCTTTCTGTATGACTGGGAGATGAAACGTTCAATTTCTTTAAGCGGATACATCACCTTGCCGTCAATGATGGTGTAGCCGATTTTGCCGGAGGAGCGCAGCGACTGCAACGACCGTTTCCCGCGATGGAGAAGTCTTTGCGCCCTTTCATTGTCAACCCTGTTGCCGAGTGGATGGCAGCCGAGATTGCCCATTGCCATTTCAATCTTCGCCGAATACTCAGTTATCCGTGTTACAATGGCATTGAATATGGCGCGTTCAATAAGAATGTAGTCCATAACATTTCTGAAAATAATATTAAACATATACTGTTCGCCCGGCTTGATAGCCATGTCCGGGACTGTTCTGCCTGAATCATTTGAACCGGCATATAAATTGTGTTCAGGCATCGTTCCGGATCTAAGCCTTGTCACATACGTCTGTCGCCGGACAGCTATTTACACACCTACTTGTGTCTGTCGACATTGGTCGACAGTCATAGCCGGATGTTGCAACGTTGAAATGTTGGTACATTATGATGTTGGAACATTGTAACGTTGCTATGTTGCAACATTATTACGCTGGCACTCTGCGATATGCAGACAGGGATGGATATTTGTCTGTATGCGGATGTCTCATCATCACTCTGCCGCCGTCAGCATTTGTGCCTCTGTGCAAGTAGAACGACCCCGATACTCAAAAAGATTTCTGATTGTCAGGCAGTTCCCAACTTTTCCAATATATTTCTCAACTTTTCCCAACTTTTCCCAACTTTTTTATTTCGATAGCCATTGTTCCTGCGGTATATGTTATAGAAATGTACGTATGTCACGCAGAAAGTCGCAGGAAGTAACGCGCATTTATATCAAGGATGCCCGGCAAGAACCGGCGCTCGGCTTCCTTTCATTGCGTCAGACATAATATGACAGTGTACTGATTTTTGCGTTGTACTCTAATTCAATCTTCTGATTATCCGTTCGGATGTTCACATGAACATGGCAAGGTATGTTATGAGGCACGCAAAATTCAATTAGTGCCTCATAACCCTTGCAATGTTTAGTGTTGCGATTACTCCAAAGTCGTAATCACCATTAAGAAACATGCGGTTGGCAGATTCCAGCCATACTACTAAAATATACCCCATGAAACAAGAAAATAAGAAATCTGGCAACCGTCCAAAATTGATGCAACAACTTTTCGTTGCTCAGTAAACTTCAATGCCACCGAAGAGGCAACCCTCATGGCAATGCACAAACAATCTGGAGTAGCATCACTATCATCATTTATGAATATGCAGCTTTTTT